ACAAGTGCCGAATATGGTTAGTATAAATTTTAAAAGACATGGCTAAAGAAATTATTAACACATTCGATAGAGGACTTCATCAAGATAGTTCTTTTATATTACAACCCGATGGTACATATCGTAACATGAAAAATGGTATGCTTATCTCTTATGACGGTAATCACTATACGGTTGAAATGACTAAAGGAAATAGAGTGTTACTTACTTTAACTCCAAGATACTTTGCTGATATTACTGATTTAGATGTAGAACCGATGCCAATAGGTTTTGTGTCTTTTATTGATAAGTTAGTAGTATTCTCTACAAATAGTTCCTCTACAACAGGATACGGTGAAATAGGAGTTATTTCTTTTACAAGAAGTGGAATGGATTTTACAGGTACTTATGTGCCTTATTACCATCATATTAATTTAAACTTTACTAGGCTTCATAAGATAGAAGGATTTTCTTTTAGAGAGAATACTGATAATCAACGCGTGTATTGGACAGATAATTTTAACGAACCGAGAGCATTTGATATTGCTAATCCTATTTTCACTACTTATTTTACCCCTGGAGCTGGTAATCCACTAGTATCGGGTAATCAATATATGGTTACTATTGGAGCAATAGAGCATCCTGTAGCATCAGGTGTTTTTTATGGACCAGGATTAACGGCAGGAAATGTGTTTACAGCGTCATCAACATCATATACCGTTTCTGATGGTACACCATTAGTAATAGAATACTATCCATTAGCTTTATTAGATTGGACTCCAAGTAGAATATTGGGGAACATAGAATTTCAAGAATATGGAGTTGGAAACAAGTATTGCGGAAGCGATATTTACTTTTACAGACTGTCTAATTCTTTCGATGGAATTGTAACTTCTTGGAGTTATGCAAGCACTCCTATTCACGTAGGAATGGATAATACATCTACTTATTTAACAACAGTAGATTATACTGATTTTGTTGGTAACGGAACTTCTACTACATTAGTAGATAGTGGTAAGTCTGTTATTTTAAATGTAACTGATATTGATACTGACTTTGATACTATCGAGATAGCTTGCGCCGAGTTTACACAAGTGGCGGATGTGCCTTATAGAATTATTATCACAAACAAAGAAGCTGTTACAGGTTCAACTATGTCTATTACTGATACAGGAGCTTCTAATTTAGGAACTGTAACTATTAGCGATTTAACTTTGTTTCCTGCAAGTATCTTAAAGTGTAAAACAATAAATACAAATAAGAACTATAGTACGATTGCTAACATAACAGAAAGGGAAGAGTTTGAATTAGATTTAAGTACCGTAACTGTATCTCAAGTAGAATATCCTATGATTAGTCATGGTGGTTTCGCTACTTGTACAGGAGGTAATGTGCCTTCCGACCAAAGCCCTGATATTGGAGTGAATCCAGGAGCAGGAGATATTAAGCCTTGGAGTAGATATGTAGTAACAGATATTACAGGTGGAGATATTACTTATAATGCCATTACATATACTTTAAATCAAGTATTTGTAGGAGTTGTTGGACAAACATCCGCAACTATACCAGTAGGTTCACAATGCCGTCCATGTACTACTAAAAATCAGTACACGGTAATCGGCGGAGATAGAGTAGAGAATTTTATAGAATTAAAAACAGGATTTTGGGATTATAAAGACCCTGCCGTTGCATCTCATAATAAAGGATATTGGAGTGAAGAAAAATATAGACTTGCTTTTATTGGATTTGATTTAAAAGGTAATCCTTTTTACGCTAAACATATTACAGATTTTAGTTTTGATACTATACCCGATAAAGGTGGATTAATAAGAAAAGATACTTATTCGGGTGACGATATTTATTCATTAAATCCATCAGGATTAAATATTTCGGGATTAGATATACCTGAGTCTGTAATGAATCAATTAAGTGGATTTAGTATAGTAAGAGCTGAGAGAGACCCTATAATTATTACACAAGGATTATTAATGCAGAGTGTATTTGATGCGTCTGGTTTAGCTAATCCAAGCGTTGAGCCTTCAGGTATTTCGAGAACTGATTATAACGTATTTCCAATGTATGAAGTTGGAGATGGATATTATATTTATTCTGTACTGTCACCTGATTTATTAACAGGATATTCTTTTCCTTCTGCTATTGTAACGGGAGATAAATTAAAAGAAGCTTGTTGGGTAAATGGAAGTCAAATTAAAACTGATAGTGATACAGAAACAATTTATACAAAGATGTTTGATATGTCTGTTGGAGGTTTTGGAACAGGAAAAGACGCTAGTACGCCAAGGACTTTGACTACTCAATCAATGAATGGCACACCTTTGTATAACTTAAATGAAAATGATACAATAGCTGGATTTTTAGGGACTAGTTCTGATTACGTTAATAGATGGTCGGCTTTATATGAAATAACGCTGTCTGCTAATGTGGATGACGCTTGTTCTGGCTCAGGTCCATTTGGTAATCCAGGAGCTAATATATTTACTGTAGGATGCAAGAAGAGTATTATTAAATCACAATTTAATCACTTTGATGTTTTAACAGATTATAATGCTCCTGGTAATACGGCTATATACGACAAGATGTTAGCTAATTTTATAACAGACACAGACCCCGCTAATCAATACGGAGGTATAACTGAAGCTGCGATAGCAAACACATTATATATGTCTTGCGGTCACTTTCAGCCTATTAATTCAACAGTTAAAGCAGATACATTAAATGGAACTTTTGCTACAGGAACTTACGCAGGAGAGAATAAATATACTTTCAATAATATAGAAGTATTCGGTGGAGATTGTTTTACTAATCTTGTTGATTTAGGATATGGATTATGGGATGAAACATTTGAGGTTCTTTTTAATGCTATGTCTTATGCTTTATGGTTTCCTTGCGAAGGTAATGTGAATTATAATTTAAGAAGAGGACAAAAGGTTTCTAATAAGAACATGTATCCATCAGGTACAGGAAATACTCGATTAGCTTGGCAAGAGGCGGCAATATCACCTACTACTCAATTAGAATCTTACAGTTACAACAAAGGTTATAGTACAGATGGAAACTTTATTAAGTACCCAGCACTGCCACTTAACTACAAGTTTACAGGAGAGTTTGATTATAGAATTAGATGGAGTCAATTTAAAACTCCTGGTGAATTAATAGATTCTTTCCGTGTATTTAGAATACCTGACTATAGAGATATAGATGGACAGCGCGGACAAATTAATAACCTTAAATCAAGAGATTCTAAACTATTCTATTGGCAGGACCACGGAGTAGGTTACACTCCGATATTAGAACGTGAATTAGTTGGCGGAGGAGCATTAGGTGATGCTACTGCATTAGGTGTAACAGGAGTTATTGATAGATACGATGATATTGATACTTACTTTGGTAATCAGCATCAGCACGGCTTAACTGAAACAGAATTTGGTTTCGCTTGGTTTGATATGCGTAGAAGAGCTTTTATGGTAATGGGTATAGGAAGTAAGCCAGAAGAAATGTCTATGGTAAAAGGACTTCAAGTATTCTTTAACAGTGAGTTCAATGAGGGTAACATTACAACTGGATATAAGATATATAATACTAACGATTTATCTGAAGAGGAAGTTCCTTTAATGGGATATGGTATAGTAGGAACTTATGATCCAACTTTTAAAATGACTTACTTAACGTTTAAGTATGAGAGTAGAGATAATAATAGCGGTGCAGTTTCTGAAATTAGTAAAGATTTTACTTTAGGATACAATCACATATTAAATGCTTTTGTAAGTTTTACTGATTGTACTCCTGGTATATGGCATAATCATAATGATTTAGTTGTGTCGGCTAATAATCCTAAAAGTTCAAAACCTTATAACGCAAGTATGCCATCTACTTCTTATGTAATAGGAGATGTTATACACGTAGGTAATAGAGAATTTATTTGTATTAAAGATTTAACAATACCTTCTTATCCGCCTGCCGACCCAACAAAAAACCCTGAGTATGTAGGAAGTATTTACTGGGTTCTTATTAATAAAACTAATGAGATTTATTTACAAAACTTCGGAGCAGAATTATGTAAGTTTTATGGGAAAGTTTTTCCACATACAATGGAGATAATAGTAAATGCGAAGACGGATATTGCCGTTACGCCTCAGAATATACAGTTTAAAGGTATAGGAGCTAATTGGACTGATATAACAGCCACTACAGACGACCAAACCGCAACTGACGCAAGTATATCTTCTACTAATAGAAATTATAGATACATAGATAAAGCTTGGTACAGTTCACTCCCATTACCTACTAATGGAAGATTGACTGACTACTATGTTAAGATAAACTTCTCATTTAAGAACTATGTAACTAACCCTACAGTAGCTAAGAATGTACAAAGAGTGTTGCAATGGTTAAAGACAAGTTTTATAAATAAAAGATAATTTTATTCAAAGTTGAATAATTTTGTAACCTTTTGCGGATAACTACCGTACAAGTACTTTATAAATCAATTAATATTAGAAATTATGGAAGCTATTAAATCTCGTAGAACAAACATTTTAGTTTTATTATTGTCAGTTGGATTCTTATTTTTAGCTAGTTGTGCTTTCGGGCAAGTTGAGCGTATTAATGAGAATGGTGTAACTAAAAGATTTACTTCAAATTCACTTTGTTTTAAAAGTCCATTAATTAGCAAGGATACTATTTTTCTTAACTTAATGTCTGATAGTGTAGATTCTAAAACTATTACATTCAATGTATATGTTTATTACCCTGAAAAGATAAAAGTTGGTAACGATGCTATTATTGTAGGATTTTCTGATGGCACTCAAACTGTTTTACAGAAATATGCTTTTGACAAAGAATCTAATTGTGCTAGTTACGAAGTTATTGGCGAAATCAATGGGCTTATTAAAAACAAGGTTTCATTTGTATTGTTTAGAGGTATTGCTAAATACGATAAATTTGATAAAAACTACTTCTCTGACTTCTTTAAGTATTTATAAGTAAACATAAGTCTTTTTTTGCTATTTTTGTTTGTATAATAACAGACAACATGGCAAAGCAAACAACTCCAAGATTAGTAAAAGAAGTTCCTGCTGGATACAAAGAAGAGATTAGAGATGGAAAGAAAGTTTACGTTAAAGTAAAAGAAACTCCTATTCCTAAAACTCCAGTACCAGTTAACACTAAACTTACTAAAACAAAGCCAAGTGGAACTCCTAGAAAGTTTCCGCCTCCAACTCCTAAGCCAGTATTACCTGACTTTAAGATAGAAGAGGATGTTGTTTATTTAGAAGAGCCTACTCCAAAAGAAACTGTTTTAAAAAGCAG